TAACAGGAACGACCCACACTCTTACGGTACGGGAAGCTTCTCCAGGTTCTGGCACGGAAAACCTTCAGGATGGCATGTACCGTGTCATAAAATTTACCGGAGCTTTGGGTGCAAATAACACGGTCACAATTGCTCCAAATACGACCCAGGTATTTCTTATGGTGGTGAATGCCACTACGGATTCGGGCTCCAGCGGACCCTATTCCGTTATTTTGAGCCAGGGTAGTGGCGCGAACATAACCATACCAAACGGCTTTGCCAATTTTGTGTACGGTGACGGTGCAGGTGGCGGGGCGGCTGTAATAAGTATCACGGATACGTTAACAATGAGTGCTCCAAAAATAACGGGTGGTGTTATAACCGGTATTACTGATTTGGCGGTTGCCGATGGAGGTACAGGAGCCTCGACAGCGGCAGCGGCAAGAACAAGCCTTGGAGCGGCAGCGGATGGAGACGCTGTCGCCATGGCAATCGCGTTAGGATAATACAATGGCCAATACGTTTAAAATAAAGACCAAGGCTAATGTTTCAACCATAGCTACCGTTTACACGGTCCCCAGTAGCACAACGGCCATTGTAATTGGCTGCATGGTTGGAAATGTTCAATCTAGCTCTATTACAGTTACGGTTCACATAGAATCAGACACGTCAGACACGGAAACCAATGCAAACGTTGAATTGGTTACGAACGCGCCAATACCGGCAGGATCGTCCCTAGAATTACTGTCTGGCAATAAGATCGTATTGCAGACCACGGACCTTCTGAGACTTACAGCCAGTGCTGGTTGCGATATAGCGTTGTCGATTCTGGAGATCACGTAATGGCATATATCGGTCCCGCCCCCGCTAATTCTATCATAGCCACCTCGGATATTGAGGATGATGCTATTACGACAGCAAAAATTGTAGATTCTGCCGTTACTTCTGCAAAAACATCCTTTACCACAGGCACGTTTTCTAGCGACGTGACCGGTTTGACCGTGAACGCTACAGGCGACACTTCTGCTGGTGACAATGCGGCTATAGGTTATACGGCTGCTGAAGGATTGATCCTTAGTGGACAAGGCAGCACCGACGACGTCACGGTGAAGAACGATGCTGATACAACTATTCTAAATGTAGCAACGGGTGCAACGGATGTTGAAGTGTCTGCCGGTAATATTCTATTTGGCACGGCCAGCAAGGGAGTATATCTGGGCGTTACATCTGCAACAGCAGCTAACCTCCTTGATGACTACGAAGAAGGTGTGTTCACGGGCACCCTATATTTTGGCGAAAATGACAATGGAGATCGGGAATGCACCTATACAAAAATTGGTAATGCTGTAAGGATTGCTGTGCAAATACTGGCGGACTCCTCCATTACTGGCACAGGCGCTGTGCAGATCAGAGGTCTGCCATTTACAAATAGTGCTATCGGTGTTGCCTGTGCCTTTTACTTTAATGACAGAATCTATTCGTCCACCCCTCTCGGAATGTATGTAACCGGCACCCTCATTTCTGTTGTTGATATGCCGTCCAGCACTAGTGACACAGCAACGTCTGCAACACAGGCCATTTTCGGCACTGGTGCTGGCAAGTGGATTTCTGCATCTGCTGTTTATTACGTTTAGAAACAAAAAGGAGATAGAACATGGCTCTTACTGAAGCCTCAAAAAATGACAAAATTGAGGTGGTTCTTGCCGTCGATGGCACTTGGTCCAGCGTACAGGTTCGGAATGCCACAGTAATCAGTCGGGATGGCGTAGAAATATCCAAAACATATCACAGACACGTTGTCATGCCTGACGAGAATGTATCGGCTGAAGACGCAGATGTTCAGGCAATTTGTAATGTCGTATTTACTCAGGACTGCAAGGATGCTTATGCGGTTTGGAAGTCCGCAAATATTATATAAGAGGAATAAGACATGACCGTAACAAAGGTAGCCCAGGCTGGTCTTAGTCTTACTGAAGCTTTCAGTGGGGTGCTTCAGACCAACGCCAATTTTGTTGACCAAGTAATATTTGGGCCTGCGGTCGATGGTCGGGCGTGGAACGGCTTGTGGAATAAGGCATCTGTATTCTCCAGCTTGATGCTTGCTACCATTGAGGACGAGGGTTCTAACACGGAAATCAACATCTGGGACCTAACGCAACAGTCGGCAGGAAGCCCCTCCACAACGGTTTTGGCAACTGTAGACCTGAGTGCTGCTGCTACACCGACAGCTATAGCTGCTTGCATGGGCTACCTCATTGTGTCTTCGGAGGACGGGATTGCAATTATAGACCCACACTCAGGCGCATGGGCTGAACGAACGACGGGCTGGCCCAGAACATTGTCTTCCAGCACGGCACCGGCACTGACAAACAATGATGTTGTATCTGTTTGTGCCGGGTTATCAGACCAACCAGCATATGATCCACGAACAGGGGGACCATTCCCGACTTTTGGGCTGGTTTACGGAACTGGTGCAGATTGTTCGGCCATCATCAAAGATGACGGCACTTCCTACGATCAAGCCGGTACTGTCGGGGGGAAGGGCTGCGCCATATTTAATGGCTTCTTTGTCTACCCTGACACTGCTGCTGGACGCATGAAACGTAATGGACTGCCAATTAGTACTATCACAGCGGATGATTGGGCTGAGAATGACATGGGTCAGCCGGGAAGCTACCCTGAAATACTTGGTTCTGATCAGCAAATTTCTTTTTCCAGTACACTGGGCGCTTTGTGTGATGCAAACGGTCTGTCGTTAGTTAGCGGCCTGAACCAAGTGAAGTCTGCTATACAAGGTATTGGGATGAGTGCGCTGATCAACCGCACTTACAATACTGGTTATTTGCCTGTTGATATCCGTGGCGCATGGTTAGCCAACAGCAATACAGTTGATCGCAGCTACAAGGGCAACACCCTCACGAACAACGGAACTGTTCCAACCGCCGCAGTGGCAAGCGGGGCAGAGCTAACTGCATATGGTGTATTTAGCGGCAGCAATAATCTCACTAGAGCGAGCGACGGTGATTGGGATGCGATAGGAACCGGAACTCTCTACGAGTCTATATGGTTTAACTCTACAGGCCCCAGCACAACGGAATATTTGTTCAGCATATCCAACAGTGCCCAAAATATTCGAATGGAAATGCGCTTAAACGGGACTGATACGCTCAATCTTATCGTACAAGGGGCTACCGCATATTCCTCTTTCGACACGGGATTTGATGTTTCAGACAGCGTCTGGCACAAAGCCGATTTTGTTCATGTATCCAGCACTGAACGCTATATGTATATCGACGGGGTAGAGGTTGGTTCGGCAACAACGGATACTGGATCGATAACCAGTAGTGGAAATCTGCCTTTAGGAATAGGTGTATTTGGAGGAAATGGATCATCTGGCCCAGCAACCACAACTAAATTGGCTCTGGCTCGTCTATCAGCCACCGCCCCAACCGCCACTCAAATCCGACAGATGTACGATGCTGAGAAAGGCATGTTTGAAGCTAACGCTGAATGTCTGCTTCAATCCGGCACCACCGACGCAGTGCTGGATGTAAATGTTGATCCACTGACAAACAAAGTTCTGGTTACCCAGACTGATGCCATCACGGTGTTCGATGGTTTGGTCGTGGACAGCAAGCCCACTGTCAACAGCGGCTCGTCCGAAAAAGGCAAGCTGTGGGGTGACCTACGGGCAGAACAGAACAGCGCCAACGCCTACGTTACGGCACCAGCTACTGACCAGCGTCAAGTTAATGAGATGGTGCGGGGTCTGGCTAATGATTTGCCAGCCGGTGTTGATCTTAGTAAGGCGAAGGCGTGGATAAGAATGAGTGGCGAAAGCACAATCTCAGTTAAAAGCAGCTACAATATATCATCGATAACTGATGTCGGAACGGGCAACTATAAAATATATTTCGGGATACCTTTCAAAGCTAGATATGGCTATATCGGCGTTGGTACAGGGGCACAGACAGGTTTTACTGTCGGTGATCAGCAGCCTTCTTATTGGCAGGCTTTGACGTACAACTCCTCTGGAGTGTTAACCGACGATGGCTGGATTAACATCGCTTTTTTTGGAGAGCTAGAGAATGAATGAACTAATCGTTAACAAAGACGGAACGGTAACCGTGGTCGGTGATGCCGGATCAGTGAGCGGTATCCTAGCTGAACTGGTTGAGGCCAATACCACGCCAGCCGTGCTGAATGAAGATCTCACCGTTAAGACCGAAGCGGTTGTGCCGGATGCCGATACGCTGGCCGTCGAAGTAATAGCCGAACCGATTACCCGTACTGTTTTTAAGACTCCAGCAGTA